GCATGAACATCAACAAATTCTTTAAATGCTGCAGTATCAGCCTTAACGCGAGGAACAATAAAATTAGCAGCATTGTTTTTATTAAACATTGCATCGTCAACATTACCCCAAGTTGGTTGACGTAATTTATCGGCAATTTTAGAGGTAGCAGAACGAATAAGTGTACGATTAGGAACAATATCTAATCCACCATTGCTAAACATTTCCATTAATTGTGGTTCTTTTAAAGTTCGCATAAGAACATTATGAACTTGTTCAATATCTTTTGCTGCAGCAAATTCATTCATTAATGGTGCAAGTTTGGGAAATTTGGCAATAATTTCAGCAGGAGTTTTTGTGTCAGCAATCGCTTGCAATCCACGATTATACTGACGAGAGGAACCAACAACTTTTTGTAAAATTGTAGAATCTTTAATGCCAGCAAATAATTGATCTAATGCTTCAGGTGTACTAAAATTAAGACCCATGCTACGTAAAGTTTCTTGGGCTGCATCAGATCTTAAAAAGAAAGGAACCTTGTTAGCAACTTCAGATATATATTTACCTTGCTTTAAAACTTTAACTGCAGTTCCAATGCCAACAATTGGATCAAAAGTAAAATCAAATCCCATATCTTCTATACCTGAAAGATTTTTTTTCCAACCAACATCAGTGCTAGAATTATCACCTATTGCTTTGCCAGCAAGGTTAGCCATGTCGCGGCCATAAGAAACTTTATAATCAGGATTTTCTGAATCTGCATAAGAATCTTTAAATGTGGACATATGTCCACCAAGATGACGTAAAGCAGAAGCAGTAAGGTCGGCACCAAGAATGGAACCTTCAGGTCCAGCAAGAGCACCAATGCTTCCTCCTAATGCTACTGCAGCAGCACCAAGAGTTCCCCATATAACACCATGACGTGTATATAAAGAATGAATATATTTGTAATCTTTTTGAACCTCTTGCAAAGGTTTACCTAAAGCATCAAGGCTTGTTCCACCAGTACGCTTTATAGTATCCCACCAGTTATCTCTCATCAATGTGGTGGAAGAAGCATTCTGTTTAAACGCAGACTGCAAAGAACTCATTTGAGCAGCATGCATTAAATATGGTGCATCATGAACTGGATCTTGAGAAGATAAAAGACCAGAGGCAATACTGGGATTAGCAAGTAAATGAGGATTTTCAGCAAGCGCCCTATTCATTGCATCAACTTTTGAATCTGCCTGATTTGGCATAGGGACATCTGAAGGAATCAACTAACACCACCAGAAAGTTTTTGTGCCAAACTTATTAAAGCAGGAGAAGCATTGTGACTTGTAGCCATTGCACGAACAATACTAGCAACATTTTGTTGCGATGCAACTGCAGGTGAAGTAAGACCTAAAGATGCCATACCTGGACCAGGTCCAAAATCTGCACCATGTGAAATGGGTTCATCTGGACGTTGAGTAGGTGCACCCAAAGGAACAATAGGTGCGGCTTCTTGTTGTGATTGATTTGATTGTTGTCCAGCGGCTTCCATTTGAGATGGTGTAAGAGCGGGAATTGATGGTGCTGCTTCCATAGAGGCTGCACTTTGTGTTGACATCAATTCCTGCCCTTCACCATATGGTAAACCAGAAACGTATTGTGCTGCTTGTGTGCTACCTGGACCACCATCGGTACGTTGGGACAAAGCCCCTGGGCCTGAAACTGGGGCTGGACTTGTTGGACGTTGATATCCTCCACGAGCCATGTTTCTACCGCCTTTTTATTTTAATCCGAATGATTTACTCAGTAGCCCAGAAAGCACTTCTGGACGTTTATTTATTTATTAATAGGTGTTAATATGCACCATTTGAAGAAGTTCCAAAACTCTTTTTTATTACAGGACTTGACTTTGTAATTGCAGAAATTTTGTTTTCATCAGAACGATCAGCACTAGGTTTGCGAATTTCATTAGAACCTTCGCGCTGTTTTTTATTGTCCCGACCTTCATTGGCATCGTCATCCTGCCTTTCAGCAGCATCAGCACCTTTTCTTTCAGGGTTGGCAGATTGAGCAATCTTACCAAATACAGGATTAACGCTACCGTTATCTCCAGCACTTGTGCGAATCTTAGGCATCATCATGTCTGGCATGATTAGAAACCTTTAGACTTACCAACGGTTCCTGAACCGCCCTGTCCCTTAGGAGCATAGCCCTGAAGGATAGTTGACTTACCTGGCTTCTTTACTCCACCTGGCATTGCCTGTACTTTTGCACCCTGAACTGGTGCCTTACCTGAACCACCCTGATTGGCTGGTTTCTTACCTGATCCGAAAGCCATTATTTTCTCCTTAACCTGCTGGGATCGATCTAACTACACTCGCTGCTAACGAGGGGTTTCCTCCCCGACCGATGCCAGCGAGAAGTTGTTGCATTGCAGGGCGACCGCCTGGTCCCATACCTGCTTGTCCTGGTACAATAGAAGGTGCCATACCAGTGCGAGGATTTAACTCCGTACCGCCAGGACCTCCAGGCGCTTGAGGCATTCCTGGTGCTCCAGGTGGTCCTGCTTCTCCAGGTTGCCCTGGCATACCAGGTTGTTCTGGAGTTGGTTCAGGCGCAAATGCCTGCATTACAACCTCTTCTAAAGCGCCACCTTTAAGTCTGCCTTCAATAACATTAGCAATGCGCTTTAAGATTTCACCAGGATCTTGCCCATTTTGAGCAAGAATTGGGATAGCCTGAGCATATCCATTGACAGCCTGTAGTAAACCATCACGAAGTTGTTCAATTTCTAACTTTTGTTCTTCAAGTGTAACGTTAACTTCCCAAGGCATTTGGCGGCGAAGGAAATCACGAGAGATAAGTTTATCTCCGCGTGCCTGTAGTCCAAATACTAAAGCCTGATTAGGGTTAAGACCAGCCATTAAACCATAAGTCACATCTACAATGTGCTCACCAGCAATGTCTTTGTTTGGTGTGTAGGTAATTTCGTATGGAGAACCAGCGTCTACGCCACGAACAGTCTTGGTAACATTACCAAACATCTTCTCGTCAACTTCAAAACACAACGCCATAACATCTTTAAGCGCCACAGCAAGAACTTGTTGAGCAGTTTTAACCTGTGTGTCGAATCCACCCATAAGGGCTTCAACACCACGACCAGTAACAATAGATCCCTGTACAGCACCTGAGCGACCTTCAGGGTAACGCGAGCCAACTCGCATTTCCTGGTCTAATGCTGCAGACTCTTGGAATAAACCAGGGGGAACATTAAGGTCTACGCGGCGAATCTTCTCTGGGGAAGCAGAACGAATGGTGGCATCTGGGCCAATTTCCAGGATGTTAACGTCTGCTGGCAATGCGTATGGTGCCTGCACAGACTTTTGTGCTGCCTCAAGGCTAAGGGTAGCGAAGCGCGAACGCGCTACTTGGACCCACAGTACATCATCAAACTGACCACGCATAGTCTCATCGGTGTCAACACCTGGTCGTACAGCAGTAACAACCATGATCTTGCCGATTGGATTAGGAATCTGTGCTAGTACATAGTTAGCGCGACCTGGAAGATAAAGCATTGTAGTGTCTTTATCGTGGTAACGGTACATTTCTAGGGTAGCGTTCTGGCCACCTTCACGGTAGTTACCGCGAATTACAGGTGCATGTTCTGGAAACTCTGCACATAAATCTTCAACAGTTTTAAGGTAACGCTTGGTGTATGAAGTTAAACGGCCAAAGCGATCGTAATCTGGGTAAGCACCAATAGGGTTATCCACACGAACAATAGGAGTTTTAAGTTCATGGTCAATCTCAATAACAAATGGAACCATACCAAAAGTTATGTAGCGATCAGCACCGCTAAACATTTGGGTCTGTAAACGTGATTGATCGCGGTATCCCGCTACAATCATAGTGCGCTTGTCAGCCTTAGTGCGAGCACGATCTGAAACAGTATTAGTAGAATTGCAGTTCATTGCTGGTAGCGGAGCAATTACCTCAGAGATATCGCGGGCAGCGGTGTCAATGAAGTTAGCCACAAGTGGCTTAGGG